GTTTTTTCTCCCTCTCCCCGACCCTCTGGAAGGTTACAAATCACACAAGGGGGATCAGAGCATGAAAACAGATAATCAACGCAAATATGGAAGTATCTACAGAAAAATCAGAAAACAAATTCTAAGTGCAAATCCGATTTGCTACTGGTGCAGGCTTGTTCCGGCCACTACCTTAGATCATGATCCACCGATAGCATCAGCTCCAACGCCAGAGTTATGGCAGGGAACCTTGAGGCCTAGCTGCGGTCATTGCAATTATTCACGAGGTGGCACTTTTGGAAACAAACGCAAACGAATCAGGAAGGTGTCTCGATCATGGTGAAACTAGAAGTCAAACTGATGCCAATCAAGGATCTCAAGAAAGATCCCAAGAATGCCAGGGTGCATGGCCGAGGATCTATCACCGCTTTGAAGGCATCCTTAGAACAATTTGGCCAGCGCAAGCCGGTAGTGGCAACGACTGACAATGTAGTAATAGCCGGAAATGGAACTCTAGAGGCTGCAGAGGAATTGGGCTGGTCAGAACTAGCAGTCTCTTACATTCCAGCGGATTGGACTGAGGCGCAGATCAAGGCTTATGCACTATCTGACAACCGCACAGCTGAACTTTCCTCATGGGACAAGGATCTCTTGGTAGCTGAAGTAGCTTCTTTGCGTGAATTAGGCTGGCAGATGGATGAGCTAGGTTTCAAATCAATTCGCTTAGAGGAAGAGGTCAATCTCAAGGAGATACCTTATCCGCAGGAGCGAAGACGGATCACTGTGAAGCGCGGTGATATCTACCTTCTTGGCAAACATAGGGTCATGTGCGGAGACTCAACAAATGTTGAGGATGTGTCGCGATTGATGCAGGGGGATCTAGCTGACTGTGTCTGGACTGATCCACCATACAATGTAAATTATGTAGGCGGCACAGATGAGGCACTTACCATCGCCAACGACTCGATGACCGATCTGGACTTTAAGCAATTTCTTTTGAGCGCTTTTGCGGCCACAAACCAAGCGATGAAGCCAGGAGCATCTATCTATGTGTGTCATGCCGATACAGGCACCAATACTTTCAGAGCCGCTTTTATAGAATCAAATTTTTATTTATCTCAATGCTTGATATGGGTGAAGGATCACATGGTGTTATCTAGAAGCGATTACAACTGGCAGCATGAGCCGATCATGTATGGATGGAAGACAGGCGCGGCACACTCTTGGAAAGGCACCTTCAATAAAACTACAATCTTTGACCTAGAAAAAGATCCGGAGCTTTATAGTCACGCGGAGCTAGTAGAGAGGTTTCGCTTATTGGCAGAGGCTTCAACTATCATTCGTGAGGCAAGACCAACAATCAGCAGAGAGCATCCAACCATGAAGCCAGTTAACTTAATAGGCAGGATGTTGGTAAATTCTACAAAGCCAGGACAGATCGTCTACGACCCTTTTCTGGGAGCTGGATCAACAGTCTTGGCGGCCGAGCAATTAAATCGAAGCGCCAGAGGCATAGATATCGAGGCAAAGTATGTCCAGGCTGCCATCACTAGATGGGAATCATTAACTGAGCAAGAGGCGGTGTTACTTGACAACTAAAAAGCCAAAGCCAAAGACAAGATTTCAACTCAGGCAGGAAGAGCTGCCGGAACTGGCACAGGCTTACTTGGCGTTAATTATCAAGCGCCTAGATAGGCAACTGACGGAGATCGAAGAAGAGCTCGTTCTCATGCTTGCCTACTCTGGCTACCTACACAGAGAGGCGCGTGTACGAATCAGCGAAACTGGTATCTTGGTCAAGGGCGCAAGGGGCGCAGTGGTCAATCCAATGCTGAAGGTGACAAAGGATGAGACCGATACCTTTATTAAGATCGCGCAGTCTTTGCAGATGAAACCCAAAGATGATGCCGGAGGCCTAGACATCTGGGACAAGTTAGCGCAGGAGATACTTAAATCATGACGATAGCATTGAGCGAACCCACAGATAGGTTAGTCGAACCCAGATGGGGAACCAAGCGCGATCGCAGATTAAAAAGCATGGGCAATCAATTGGCAGCGGTGGCCGAGGGAATGGGTTTCTCATTATTTCCCTGGCAAAAACATGTGGCCGATATAGCTATGGAGTACAAGAGTTCCTTGTATAAATATCGCACAGTAGGTGTCGCGGTAGGCAGACAGAATGGTAAGAGTTCTCTGGTAGCAGCTCGTATTGTTTTCGAGGCTCTACATGCAAGGCATAAAATTGCTTATACAGCACAGGACAGACAAATGGCCAGATTAAAATGGGAGGAGCATATAGAGATCATGATGGCCAGCTCGATTCGCCATCGCATCAAGCATGTGGTTCGAACCAATGGCAACGAGCATGTCATATTTAAAAATGGATCGACCTATGGGATCACCACTCCAAACAACAAGGGCGGTCGCGGCACTTCTTTAGATCTGGTAGTTATTGATGAGGCTTTGACACATGATCTAAGTCTTATCGGCGCTCTGCAACCAACTTTGGCCACCAAGCCAAACGGACAGCTGTGGATTCTTTCGAACGCAGGAGATGAGAGATCCACCCTTCTAGCGCATTATCGAAACCTGGCACATACATCGCTAGAGGAAAAAGAAGCCAGATTGGCGTGGTTTGAATGGGCTCCACACGAAGACAAGTTTGATCATCTTGACGAGGACATTTGGCATCAAGCGATTCCTTCTCTAGGGATACGCAAGGGCGTTACAATAGAAGCGGTAAGAGAGGCGGCGAATACCAATGCACCTGAAATCTTTACTCGTGAGTGGTTGAATGTTTGGGCAGCTGCTGAGTCTACTCAGGTTATTGACACAGGCCAGTGGGATGAGCTGGTTAGAACTGATGTCATCGTAGGTTCGCAAGTAGTGCTTGGTGTAGATATGTCGCGTGAGCGAAGCAGAGCATCCATAGCTGCGGCCGGTGCGATTTCGGGAATAAATCCAATTGAGATCGTGGACATGCAAGATGGCGTGGGATGGTTATTGCCAAGAATCATTGAGGTAGCCAAGAAGTGGAACGCTTCAGTAGTCATTGATACCGGAAGTCCAGCTGCCTCACTTATAGGTCATTTAGAACTAGAGGGCATCAAGGTCATGCCGATAGGTCTACAAGAATACGCAAGAGCTTGCGGCAACTTTTTTGATGCTGTGCAATCCCGCACTATATGTCATTTGGGCGATGACAACATGCGAGAGGCAATCTTAGGATCTAGCAAGAGACCACTAGGTGACGCGTGGGCATGGAACAGACGATCGACCACAAATATCACGCCACTTGTTGCGGCCACACTTGCACACTATGGAATAAGCAGCAAGGCTATGGAGCGCGATCTGATAAGGAGTAGGATATTCTAATGAGCAACAAGAAAATCATTAGCACCGCAATGCAAATTGTCGGCGCAACAATATTAATTGGTGGCATATCACTCTATTCAACGAGGCTTGCAGTACTATGTGGGGGCGTGATCCTCACTCTTTTTGGCATAGCATTGGAGCGCGATGCTTAACAAATTACTCAAGCGGCAGTTCCAGGGCTCTGTTGTTTATACAAACACAGGTTATGTCGATTCCCTCGGTCGGGTAGGTCGATTCTTTGAAGGCAACTGGGCAGGCGTTTATGTAGATCAAGACACAATGCTCGGAGTTCCAGCTATCTGGAGAGGCATCACTCTCATATCTGATGCAATAGGCGCGATGCCGTTGCATGCCTATCGCGGTGACACTTTGGTAAAGCCAACGCCAAATATTCTGTTGCGACCAAATCCACCATGCATCCGCATGGAGACAATTGCGGCGATGGCCTCAGCTCTTTTGATTCATGGTAACTACATAGCCGTTCTAGGAGAGCCTGGAGCCAACGGCCTACCAGAGTCCTTTTATCCCGTAGAGCCAAATCGCGTAAATGTATCGCGCGACAATGGGCGCATGATCTACATGATTGATGGCAGACAATATGACCAATCACAGATCTTGCATATCAAGAACTTCTCAATGCCAGGAGCACTGGTAGGTGTCGGCATCTTAGGAGCTCAGAAACAGGCGATTGGCAAATTAATAGCGATCAATGAATACGCATCAAGATACTTCGATGGAGGAGTTAGCCCATCGGCGATCCTAAAGTCAGCGAATCCGGATCTGACACAAGAAGAGGCAGATGCACTGAAGGCCGCATGGATGTCTATGTATAGCTCACGCAATAGAGCACCGGCTGTCCTCAATAGCAGCACAGAGTT